GTACGTTATATCGTACTGGATCACGTCTCTATCCTTGTCTCTGACCAGAGCAACGGTGATGAACGACGTGCTTTAGATATGATTATGACTAAGCTGCGGACGTTCGTACAGGAGATGGGGATTTGTATGTTCCTTGTAAGCCACCTGAGACGGCCTGAAGGGAAGCAATTGGAGGACGGTGCTGTCACTAGCCTTGGTATGTTACGTGGCTCTGCGTCGATTGCACAGCTCTCTGATGCGGTCATCGGTGCTGAACGTAACAGTCAGAGCGATGATCCCATTGTTAGAAACACGACCGTGCTACGGGTGTTGAAGAACAGGTACACTGGAAAGACTGGCAAGGCGTGTGAAGTATTCTACAATGAGGCTACAGGACGACTAACACAGCGTGATGAACGTGAGGAGAAACCTTTGTGAGATGTATAGCGTGTGACGTAGAACTAACAGACTACGAAGCAACAAGACGGTTTGCAGGTAGTCAAGAGTTTGTTGACTTGTGTAATCGTTGCGCTGCTGTTAGTCTAGACGATAGCGTTGTGGTTGATCGTGCTGATCTACGTACACTCGCAGACCTAGAGGAGATGGTATACCATGAGCAAGATTGGGAGCTGGATATTAGAACAGGAACTGTTGATGGAGACGTATCAGAAGTTTAACCACGACAGTGAACGCAACGAACTGAATGAGACTTATCATGAATACCTGTTACTTGGATATAGAAACTACTACGGATCACTCAACGATCTGGTGTGCAGTTACGAAGGTGAAGAACGATATACAGGTGCATACAACACCGGACTCATTGAGGAGTGTCTTGAATGAAGCTGACAAAATTGTTGGACATAATCTTATCGGATTTGACTGTCGCGTTCTCGATAGTGTTTGGAACATACATGTTGATAGGTCTTGTGTTGTGGATACTCTCTACCTCTCCAGACTTTACAACCCCAGTCAGGACGGAGGGCATTCACTTCGGAACTGGGGAGCAATACTTGGAGGAACCGGAAAGCTAGACTTCACTGACTACGACGGTGGACTCTGCGACGAGATGATTGAGTACTGCATTGCCGACGTTGAGCTGACTGAACAGGTTCACAAGTGGTTAGAACTACAGCTACGCAATGAGAACTTCTCTCAGCAGTCTATTGATCTGGAACACAGCGTAGGCTGGGCCGTGACTAAGCAGGAACAGAACGGGTTCAAGTTAGATACGGAGTACGCTGATAAGCTGATGATGGATCTTATGTTTGAGATGAACAACATAGAAGCAGAGCTGCAAAGTATCTTCCCGCCTATCGTTGAGGAACGTATCTCTGAGAAGACAGGCAAGCGTTTGAAAGATAAAGTAACAATACTCAATCCCGGCTCACGTAAGCAGATAGCTGAACGCCTGCAAGGTCTTGGTGTTACGTTTAAAAAGAAGACAGAGAAGGGTAACATCATCGTCGATGAGAAGGTACTTGACGGTATAGATCTACCCGAAGCCAAAGCAGTTGCACGTTACATGATGTTGCAGAAGCGAGTAGCGCAGATAGATTCGTGGTTGAAAGCAGTCAAGGATGATGGTAGAGTACACGGTAGGGTTATCACTAACGGTGCTGTGACAGGACGTATGACACACCTCAGTCCTAACATGGCACAAGTACCCGCCGTGTCTGCACCGTTCGGTACTGAGTGCAGGTCTTGCTGGACCGTGGATGAAGGTAATGTTCTTGTTGGTATCGACGCTAGCGGCTTAGAGCTACGTATGTTAGCTCACTACATGGATGACGAAGACTATACTAATGAAATCCTCAATGGCGATATACATACGGCTAATCAACGAGCAGCTGGACTTAAGACGCGGCCTCTTGCAAAGACATTCATTTATGCGTTTCTGTATGGAGCCGGAGATGCTAAGATCGGAGCTATCGTTGGAGGAAATAGCTTCACTGGAAGAGGACTTAAAGAAACATTTCTATCTAACACGCCGTCTCTTGAAAGAGTTAGAGGAGATACACACATCGAGGCTAAATCAGGCGTACTTACTGGACTCGACGGACGAAAGCTCAGAGTCAGATCAGAACACGCCGCGCTGAATACGTTATTACAAGGTGCTGGGGCTATCGTTATGAAGCAAGCTTTGATACACTTGTCAGATAGACTGAAGAACATACCACACAAATTTGTTGCCAACGTACACGACGAGTGGCAGATAGAGACAACAACGCACTACGCAGATACAGTTGGACGTATCGGTGTACGTGCTATCAGAATCGCCGGTGAGACATTAAACCTACGGTGTCCCTTAGACGGCGAATATAGAGTAGGTAACAACTGGGCAGAAACCCACTAGGAGAAACATTATGTCTGCAAATAAACTACCACCTATCACTGTACGCGGAACTATTTACTGGTGTGAGCGTAACAAGCTCAACAAGTTCAGTAACAAGTATCAGGTGCAGCTTGGCAACCTTAGCGATAAAGCTATCGAAGCCATTGAAGAGATGGGTATTGCACCTAGCAACAAAGGTGATGATCGTGGCTTCTTTATCACGATGAAGTCTAACAACCCTATGCGATTGACTGACGCTGACGGTGTTGAGATACCTGAAGATGTGCTTATCTCTAACGGATCAGAAGCAATCGCCGTTGTTGGTTATTACGATTGGTCTGTTGGTACTGGTCGGTCGCCTTCCATGATTAAGATGAAAGTTACTAACCTGATTGAGTACACTGACAACGCTGTATCTGAAGCGGAAGCGTTGTGATCCTAATCGACGGTGACATCGTAGCTTATCGTTGTGCGTTCAAGTGCAATGATGAGTCAGCTAAGACTGCCTGTTATACTACGGGCAGTTTCTTATCTGATCTGGTCAGTGATCTGTACACTAAGATAGATGGCGAACCAGACTACCGTGTCTACCTAACAGGTAAGGGTAACTTCCGTAACGACATAGCTGTTACTGCGCCTTACAAGGGCAACCGTAAGGACAAGGAAAAGCCTGTACACTTGCAAGCAATACGTAAGTATCTTATCGAAGAATGGAATGCTGTTGTATCAGAGAACGAGGAAGCTGATGACTTGATTGCTATCGACGCTACCCCTGACAGCATCATTGTTAGTCTTGATAAGGACTTCCAACAAGTACCGTGCAAGCACTACAACTTCAACAAACGTACGCTATCTTCTGTTAACGAGAAAGAAGGGACGCTGTTCTTCTACCGTCAAATCATCATGGGTGACAAAGCTGATAACATTGTCGGCGTGTATGGTATCGGTGATAAGAAGTCTCAGAAACTCCTTGAAGGCTTGTCAGAGATAGAGATGTTTAACAAGTGTGTTGAGTTGTTAGAGTCTGAGGAGCGTGTCATTGAAAACGCTAGGCTGCTCTGGCTACGTCGTGAACCTAATCAAACATGGGAAAGACCAAGTGAAGAGAACGAGACGTAACATACCCAAGGGATATGACAGTTGGTTCGAGCATGATCTTCATAGTAAGTTTAAACGGTGCGAGTACCATGTTAACAAGCTAACGTACACTCAGGTTAAGACGTATGAGCCTGACTTTGTATATTACAGTGGTGATTACACTATATATATTGAAGCTAAAGGGAGGTTTCGTGATAGAGCAGAAGCGAAGAAGTATGTCGATGTTAGCCGATGCCTTGGCGAGAAGGAGGAGCTGGTCTTTGTCTTCCAAAACCCAAGAACAGCCATGCCCGGAGCAAGACGTAGAGCTGACGGGACAAGATACACAATGCAAGAGTGGGCAGACAAACAGGGATTTGCATGGTACACCGCAGAAACCTGCCCTGTCGGATGGAGTAAAAAGCAATGACTAGACACTTAGTAATACCTGATACTCAAGTAAAACACGGGAACAGTGTAGATCATTTATACTGGGCCGGTCGCTATGCAGCCGCTACAAAACCTGACGTTATCATTCATCTGGGAGATCACTGGGACATGGAAAGTCTCAGTAGCTATGACGTAGGTAAGAAGTCCTTTGAGGGACGGCGGTATACTCGTGATCTATACGCTGGTAACAGTGCTATGGCAAACTTTATAGCGCCTATTGAAGCAGAGAAGGAGCGTCTTCGTAGCAACAAAAAGAAAATATGGAATCCTAGAATGGTGTTCTTGTTAGGAAACCATGAGCATCGGATTGAAAGGGCTGTTGAAGCTGACGCTAAACTAGAGGGCTTGATGAGCTATGATGACTTCGATCTGGAAAAGTTTGGATGGGAAGTTGTGCCTTTCCTACAACCAATCGTCATCGACGGTGTTGCCTACTGCCACTACTTTACCAGCGGTGTCATGGGAAGGCCGGTCACATGTGCAAAACTCATGTTGCAAAAGAAGTTCATGTCGTGCATTATGGGACACGTGCAAGACCGTGACATAGCCTACGCTCGTAAGGCAGACGGTAGTAATATCACTGGGTTGTTTGCTGGTATCTTTTATAACCACAGTGAGGACTACTTGAACCCTCAAACTAACGGAAGCTGGTCTGGTATTTGGATGCTTAATGAAGTTAACAACGGGTCGTTCGATGAGCTGCCTGTTAGCATGAACTATCTTAGGAGGAAGTACGGATGAGTATAGATGATGCAAGTCCAATGGAGTGGGACAAAGTTAGAGAGCTAGCAAAGCTTTCTATCAGGAAAACACCTGACCCTGTTGAACAACCCGACCACTACAACAAAGGTGCAATAGAGGCTATTGAAGCTATCAAAGCGTCCATGCCGGATAACGAGTTTAACGGTTATCTCAAGGGTAACGCACTGAAGTATCTGTGGCGATACGACTACAAAGGTAAACCCATTGAAGACTTACGTAAGTGTAAGTGGTATATTGAACGATTAATAAAGGAAATGAATTAATGGACGCATATCAACAGTACATACACAAGTCCCGCTATGCTCGTTACTTACCAGATCAGCAGCGACGTGAGACTTGGGAAGAAACAATCGACAGGTATCTAAACTTCTGGATTGAGAAGGGTAAGTTAACACTCGAAGAAGCTAACGGTATCTTTAAAGACATTCACGACATGGATGTTATGCCTAGCATGAGAGCGTTAATGACTGCTGGTGACGCCCTTGACCGTGACAACGTAGCTGGATTCAATTGTAGCTACCTACCTATTGACCACCCTAAAGCGTTTGACGAGATGATGTACGTACTCATGTGCGGTACAGGCGTAGGCTACTCTGTTGAACGTCAGTACGTATCTAAACTACCCGAAGTAGCAGAGGAATTCCATGACACCGATACCGTTATACACGTCGCCGATAGCAAAATTGGATGGGCTAAAGCTTACAGGGAACTTATTAGCTTGTTGTATTCAGGCCAACTTCCAAAATGGGACGTGTCTGGAGTACGACTTGCAGGGGCATCCCTTAAGACCTTCGGAGGTAGAGCATCTGGTCCAGAGCCTCTTGTCGATCTGTTCAACTTCACAGTCAGCGTCTTTCGGGAGGCTTCTGGACGTAAACTTAGCTCCATCGAATGTCATGATCTCTGCTGTAAGATTGCACAGATCGTCGTCGTCGGCGGTGTACGCAGGTCCGCTCTCATCAGTCTGTCTAACCTCACTGACGATAGACTCCGAAGATGCAAGTCAGGCCAGTGGTGGCAAGATAATCCTCAACGAGGACTAGCAAACAACAGTGCTTGTTATACAGAGAAGCCAGACTTTGAGGCATTTTTAAATGAGTGGAAAAGTTTATACGAGTCCCGTTCAGGAGAGCGAGGTATGTTCTCTAGAGTC